ATAAAAGCAATTGGTGCTACTGGCGACGCAGGTCGATCTGAAGCAGTATCATTACTGTTACTAGATGAGGCCGCATTCATTGAAGGTATAGATGAGATATTTGCCTCTGCTCAACAAACCTTAGCCACTGGTGGTCAATGTATCGCTATATCAACACCATTTGGTACTGGTAATTGGTTCCATAGAACATTTATTGGTGGTGAAGAAGGAAAAAACGGATTTGTATCTATAAAATTACCTTGGACAGTACATCCAGAACGAACTCAAAAATGGAGAGATGAACAAGATGCTATCTTAGGAATTAGAAACGCCGCTCAAGAATGTGATTGTGACTTTACAACTTCAGGTGATACAGTTGTTGAACCTGATATTTTAAATTTTTATATATCAACATATCAAGCAGATCCTATTTCAAAAGGTGGATTTGATGGTAACTTATGGCGTTGGGAATTTCCAGATTATACAAAACAATATATGGTTGTTGCTGACGTAGCTAGAGGTGATGGTAAAGACTACTCAGCATGTCATGTTATTGATATAGCTGAGGCCAAACAAGTAGAAGAGTATAAAGGACAAGTTGGTACTCGTGACTACGGACATATGCTTGTATCAATTGCTACTGAATGGAATAATGCTTTATTAGTTGTTGAAAATGCAAACATAGGATGGGACACAATACAAACCATTATAGAACGAGGCTACCAAAACTTATATTACTCATCTAAATCAGATACAGCTAATATAACAATGGATAACTTTATAAATAGAAATAACAATAATTTAATACCAGGTTTCACTAACTCACTCAAAACTAGACCACTTGTAGTAGCCAAATTAGAGGCTTATATGAGAGATAGAGCTTGTGTTATTCAATCACGTCGCACATTAGAGGAATTAAGAACATTTGTATGGAAAAATGGTAAAGCGCAAGCCAACGATGGATATAATGATGACCTTGTAATGTCTTTTGGTATTGGTATGTTTTTACGTGACACAGCTTTAAAATTCTCTCAAACAGGTATGGACTTAACTCGCGCTTCACTTGGAGGCATAGGAAAAGTTTCATATCATAACGGACCAAGCGGATTTTATTCTCCACATTCTCCACAACAAAATAATCCTTGGCGAATGGATGATGGTAAAGGTGGAATGGAAGATATTAGCTGGTTGGTTTAGATAAATATTTATAACATATACTAAGATACTATGGGATTATTTGACAATCTAAAACGATTATTCTCTTCAGACGTTGTTATTCGTAATGTAGGTGGGGATGAGTTGAGAGTAATTGATACAGATCGAATACAGTCATTAGGTACTTTACAGACTAATGCACTTGTAGACCGATTCACTAAAATTTATACCACATCTGGTGCTGGTATTTATAATGTAAACAATGTTTACAACTACCAGACATTAAGGGTACAACTTTATACCGACTATGAATCAATGGATACTGACGCTATTGTAGCCTCAGCACTTGATATTATAGCCGATGAGTGTACTTTAAAAAATGAACATGGTGAAATGCTCCATGTTCGCTCTAGTGATGAAAATATTCAAAAGATATTATACAACTTATTCTATGATGTGTTAAATATTGAATTCAACTTATGGAGTTGGGCTCGTAACATGTGTAAGTATGGTGACTTTTATCTTAAATTAGAAATAGCTGAGAAATTTGGCGTATATAATGTTATACCATTCTCCGCTTACTCAATTATCAGAGAGGAAGGTACTAATCCTAAAAATCCTACTTATGTAAGATTTAAATATGATCCTACATCAGTATCTGGTATCACTACTCCTCAAACACAGTACGCTTTAGGTACATCAACATCAGATATCTACTTTGAAAACTATGAAATGGCTCACTTTAGATTAATAAGTGATGTTAACTATTTACCTTATGGTAGAAGTTATTTAGAGCCAGGCCGTAAGATATTCAAACAAATGATATTAATGGAAGATGCGATGTTAATTCATCGTATTGTTCGTGCTCCTGAAAAACGTATTTTCTATATGAATGTAGGTGCTATTCCTCCAAATGAGGTAGAAGCATTCATGCAAAAAACAGTACAAAAACTTAAGAAAGTACCTTTTGTAGATCCAACAACAGGCCAATATAACCTTAAGTACAATATGATGAACATGATGGAAGACTTTTACATTCCTGTAAGAGGTAACGACCAATCAACTCGTATTGATACAGCAAAAGGTTTAGAATATAATGGTATTGAAGACGTAGCTTACTTAAGAGATAAGTTATTCGCTGCTCTTAAGATACCTAAAGCATTTATGGGTTATGAAAAAGACTTAACTGGTAAAGCTACATTAGCCGCTGAAGATATTAGATTTGCTCGTACAGTAGAACGTATTCAAAAGATATTATTATCAGAATTAACTAAGATTGCCTTAGTACACTTATATACTCAAGGATATGATGGTGAAATGTTAACCAACTTTGAGTTAAACTTAACTACACCTTCTATCATTTATGATCAAGAACGTGTTAACTTAATGAAAGAAAAAGTTGAGTTAGCAAGTAACATTATGGAGTCTAATTTATTACCAACTGATTGGATTTATGATAACTTATTCCATTTCAGCCAAGACCAATATGATGAATATCGTGATTTAATTATTGAAGATAAAAAACGTAAGTTTAGATTAGCTCAAATTGAAGGTGAAGGTAATGACCCAGATGAATCAGGCCAGGTATATGGTACACCACACCAATTAGCTGTCGCTTATGGTAAGGGTAGAAAAGATGGAGCTGTGCCAACAGGATATAACGAGAAAAATCCTAATGAACCTGTACACTTAGTTGGCCGTCCTGAGGCTTCAGTATCAAATATTAATCGTCAAGATAATCCATTTGGTAAAGATAGATTAGGTACTAAATCATATAGCACAGCAGGTGTAGACCAAGAAGATACATTAGCAAAAACTCAATGGAAAGGTGGATCACCATTAGCATTAGAAACATATCTTAAAAACAAGAAAATGTTTGATGGATTACCAGTAAATCGCCGTACAACTTTATTTGAAAGTGATTTACTGAATGAAAACAACATCCGCGACGAGATCAAATAATATACATATTTATAATTAGTATCATTATACTAAACTATGCGCATAAAACATAACAAATTTCGCAACACTGGTGTATTATTTGAGCTATTAGTGCGTCAAATAGCATCAGACACATTGGCGAATACTGATTCTAAGGCGGTAAAGATTGTGAAAAAATATTTTCACAGTAATGAAATAGCAAAAGAGCATAAACTCTACCATACTATTTTAACAGCACCACGCTTAAGTGAAGGTAAAGCTGAAGCATTAGTTAATACTACTGTTGACTTAGCTAAAAAATTAAACAAAGAAACATTACTTAAGGAAAAATACAACTTAATTAAAGAAATTAAGAAGCATTATAACCTTGAGAGCTTTTTCAAAGTCAAAGTTAACAACTATAAAACATTAGCCGCCGCTTACACATTATTTGAATCTGCTATGGATAATAAGTTTGTTGAGCCTAAACAATTAGTGCTTAATAAACTTACTGTAATGGAACATATCACTAAGAAAACCTTAGTTGAAAATAAAGAAAACGAAGTTGAACAAGTATTAGCTAAAGAAGATAAAAATGTACGTTTATTAGCATATAAAATGTTAATTGAGAAGTTCAACACTAAATACTCAACATTAAGTACACGTCAAAAGTTAGTACTTAAAGAATTCATTAACAATATTTCTAATCCTGAACACCTTAAAACATATATCAACGAGAACCTTAATAAGGTTAAAACCGAGTTAACTGATTTAGTTAAACAAGTTAATGACAAAACAACTGAAATTAAGTTAAACGAAGTTATAACGTTGATAAAGCCAATATCTAACAAGTCGTCTGTAAAAGATGAACATTTAGTAGCATTACTTCAATATCAGCAACTAGCTGAGGAAATTAAGAAAGTAAATGGATAAGAAAAAATTAGGAATTAAACTTAAAAAAGAAACATCGGCCACAGGAACCGGTGCTTCTGTAACTCCAGGTGTTGGTATGGGCGTAGCTACAAAATATGCTTTTAAGAAAAAAGTAAAAGAAGATGCCCCACAACTAGCAGCTGGTAAAGTAAAAGATAACTATGCTGTGTCTCATTTTGGTTTTACTAATGCTCCATCTAAACCAAATCGTTCTTCAAAAGCAATTGACTATAAAGAACTATGGGAAGCAGGTGAATATGAGTCTTTAGCAGGTATGTTAGCGCAATTAGGTGCTGAAGAAGATGCTGTTAAAGTACTTGTTAAAGCAGTTGAAATGGGAGCTTTAAAACCAACTGATGCTATTGAAATTGTTAAAAAAACAGTTAGCTTAAATGAAGGATACGCTCAGTTTAGAAA